TGCTGTTGGGCACGTTGGGGGCCACCATAAGGTGACGGGAATAACCCTTTTTGTTGGGGTGTAGCGAATACATCTGAAAAGTCGTATATATAATTGATTCTTGCTGGGTCAGGCGTCGATACATCTACCCTACGTCCACCAGCGTCACCCGCGCTCATCATAGCGTTAAATAAAGCGGTTTGACCTACAAGTTGACGCGTGTCCTTACCTTCTTGCGCGATTAACCCTTGCGTTATTTCCGCTGAATCATCTATGTAACCTTGTAACTCAAACTGTCTGCGTGCTGCATCTGAATAAAGTCCTGTGGCAGGGATTTCACCTACACCCTCTACCCCTGCATCAACGAACCCTTGCAGTAACCCAATGTCAATATCGTTGATAACACCATCAAAGTTAGCGTCATACAGACGTATATCGTTGTTGATTTCGGTAATCGCTTCATCATCACCCAGAAGCCCAACAATACCATCTACATCTTCTTGTGTTATCTCAGAAGCAGGGATACCGATAATGTTGCTAATATAGGTAAGATATTCGTCAGTGTTGTCTTCTGACTCTGATATGGCATCTAAAATAGTTGATTCTGAACCGGCAATACCTGCGTAAATACCTGTTGGTAAAGTCTCATCTACATCAGTATTTGGGTCATCTACATCCGCACCGGGGCTACCTATAAAATCCTTTAAGTCAGTGTTGCTATCACTTATAGCAGTGAGAACTTGTTCTATCGTGTACTGACCATCGCTGGTAAACGTGTTAATCGCATCTATTATTGCGTCACGTTCTGTTTCGCCCGCAGCCCGATTTGCTTCGATAGTAGCGAATAATCCGGTAGGTAGCGTCTCATCTATTTCGGTATCTGGATCGTCTACTTCTGCACCGGGGGTACCTAAAAATCCCGATATCGATGTAACCTGTCCGGGTACATCCCCGAGAACGGTGTCTATATAATCTCGTACGCTTTGGTTACCTTGGTCTACGTACCCGTACAGCCCGCTACCTTCATCTACATTAGGAGTGTTTGGGTCATCAGGAGTACCAATTAGATCTATTGCGGTATCGTAGTCTAGCCCCGCTTCATAAAACTCAAGGTATACTCCGGTACTTTTGTCTGTTAGATTACCTTCTTCATCGAGGTCGGGTACACCTACGATCCGCTCTACATCTTCAGTGGTGGCTAGGTCTTCAACGGCAGCATCAATATAGCCGTATAGACCTGTACCTTCATCTTGGTTGCCTATGGCTTCTTCTATGTCGTTGATAGTAGCACCGGCGTCAAGCATCTCGCCATATAAGCCCGTACCAGTACCAGCGACTAACTCACCTGCGTCATCATAGGCTGGAGGTATACCTACTGCATTTATAATATCTTGTGGTGTGGCCGCACCTTCTATAGCAGCGAATACCCCTGTCGCCTCTTCAGTCACCTCTCCTGTAATTGGGTCTACATATCCCGCAGGGGTACCTAGGATGTCTTCTATCTCATCAGTGTCATAACCAAGCGCAGTTAATGTGGCCGTTACAGTCCCATCTTCTCCAAAGTAAGTATCTAGTGTGTCTTGTACACCCTGAACAGTAGCGTAATCAGTAAGAGCTTCGCCTATTAGTGTATTTATGTCTTCGTCACTACGCGTAGTATCTTCGGTGATATACCCGTTATCCGTTAGGTAAGTACCTATTGCACTAGCTAAATCTTCATCAGATATCTGTGTATCTTCAGGTAAATCTAGTTCGTCTATGATGCCTTGAGCTAAGTTTTTTATTTCTTCGTCAGTACGTACTGTATCTTCAGGTATATCCAGTGCATCGATAGCATCTGCAAGTTGTTGCTGCGTTACATACGAATTGGGGTCTACATCATCTGGAAAACTACCGTAAAAATCTTCTGCGGCTTCGGAATCTGTAGCGCCCGGTTCTACATCATAAGGACTTGCTGTTGTAGGCGTTTCTTCATCGTTTTCGTCTTTATCATCATCGGATTGTTCGTATATAGGAAGACCGTCAGCGCCATATTCTTTTACTTGGTTACCATTCTCGTCAGTTTGAGGAACTATATCTCCAGTGTTATCTGGGTCAAGTTCAAAGGGGTTATAGTCGCCTTCTTCCCAATCAGAGTCTGCTACTAACCCTAACGGAACTGAACGAATAATCTCACCAGCAGCATCAAAAATCTGCACGGCGTTCCCAGTAACCTGTCCTACTGACCGACTTACATTATCTGTTACTTGCGTTATTACCCCCGTTGTAGGGTCTACAAGTAATTCTCCCGCACTTGATGGGCCTATATAATTGCCTTCCGCATCATACAAAGGCACTTTAATAGGTGGCCCATTTACAGGAAACGGTACGGGGATTTTTAATTCTGCCCATGTCCCTTGTGCAGGGTCAAAAGTCACTTTGATAGGGACACCCATACCTGCTGGCCCAGCAGCTCTTTGCTCTAGGATCTCATCCATTATTTCAAGGACTGTTTTAGGTTTACCACCGGGGCCAGTCCCGAATATAAGGTTGCGTATCGGGGTCGTTATACGTTCTATCTGATACTGAATATTTAGTTCTATGCTTTCTTTTACATGCGTGTTTAGCTGATCTTCGCTAATTGGTACATTAGACTCTAAATCATTCTCGTCACGTATTGTGGTCAGTATCTGTTGAGCTGCTGTAGTCGAAATGTCATCACCAGTTCGATTTTTAACAGCTTCTTGCACCTCTACTACTGATGTAGCACGGGGGTCAATAAGGTCAACCGCTTTTGATTCCTTTACGTTACCGATAAGGGATTCTATTTCTTCTTCGGTAAGATCTTCTATACGATAACCTTCATCAAGGGCTATATCCCGGAGTTCTCTGCGGGATGTACCTAGCAGGTCATATTTGTCTTTTAACGCTGCTTCATCAGTATTGCCAACTAGATCTTCAAGTTCTTCTTGACTGAACACATACCCTACATTTGGGTCATTAGACATATCGATTAGTTCTTGGCGGGTCACCGCGTTCCTATCAAACTCTGAATCGGCAAGATCTCCTATTCTAGTTTGGTAGTTAGGGTCACCAGTAGGATCGTCACTTTGTCCTACCCAATTTTCGATATCAGCAGCATTTAATTTATACCCTTGTTCGGCTGCAATGGCTTCTAATTCTTCTCTAGATAGCACTAGGGGGTCTACGTAATCCTCAATAGCGGTAGTAGTATCGGCCTGATTTCGTTGTCCGGTAAAGTCTTTAAGTTCGTCAGTATCATTAAGGCTATAACCCTCTTCTCGCATTATACTGGCAGCTTCTGCGGCGGTTACATACCGTGCGTTTACGTAATCCTCTAAATCCACTTCTGTTGGGTCACTACCTAATAATGTTGCTTTGTCTTCGTCTGATAACTCATAATCGTTACCGTCAGTAAGTGTTTTAGGTAGCTCGCTAACAGCTTCTAACAATGCACTCTCTGTGAAGGGTAATTTTTCTTCAGGTATACCAAAAGCTGACCCAAACTCTATATTAGATATAGTATCGTTATCACCAAAAATATCGTCAAAGAATTCATATAACTCTGGCGCATAAAGCTCTAACTGCCCTAGTCCACCTATGAAGCCCCCACGAAGCGGGTTATCTATGGTATCGGCACCTGCCTCAAGTTGGTCAAACACCTGTCGCATACCTAACGCAACTAGGTTGCGTTGCATACCTTGAAGCCCTAAAACAAACGCGGTGGTTGTTTCTCTTAAAGCCTTACTTATGTTCAAGGATTCAAAATAAGAGTTAAGCATAGACATGAGGTTTTGCGTGTCTCTGCTAGTGTCATTCATGTAGCGATCACCCGTAATTAAATCAGGGTTATACGTCTGCCGCCCGTCAAGGACATCGGTATACCCCGGAGCAAATCCGGGCGTTCTTCTTCCAAAAAATTCGCTCATATCAGTCTGCTATTAGCACCCCCTGAAATGATGCGCCGATCTGGTTATTTGTGTTGCTGGTTACAGCACGGCATTCCATGTCTGTCTTTTCAGAAAACGCCAAGGGGAACTCAAAGTCAATCACTAGTTCGTTGCTTTGCAGCACGTTAATAAACTTTGTCCTAAATACGTTTGACCCAAAGTCTCTCGTACCAAACTTAACCGTAGCGTAGTTGTTAGCCTGCGATATAGCAGCGGTGAAGATTAAATCATCGAGATAAAGCGTATACCCAGCAGGGACGGTGTATACCGCCATTTGCGTTTGATTGCCGTCTGTAATACTTGCGTAGATAGTACCTGTTGGAACCCCAGAAGTAACGCCGCTATTAGCCACGTATATGGTACCGGCAGCGGTGCCCCCTGTTCCAGCCGTAGCAACAAACGCACGATTAATACGCAACCAGCCAGAAGCATCGCCAATTTGTACCTGAGTCTGGCCGTTCATATTAACCGTAACGCTTTTAACTTCGTAATTTTCGTCTAACCCCTGAATGGTTACGGTCTGTGCGCCCGTACCTGCACTAGTATCTGCTGTACTAGAACTGCTGATAAACGCAGTAAAAGCCGCTGTAGGCCACGTTACATTACCCCCCTGCGACCAAACTGTTTCTTCTGTACCGTTAATGTCGGGGTTGTACCCAAACTTATACAACGAACTGGCCCCAGCTATCTGGCCTTTCGATACTTGTAATTGGTACGGTTCTTGGACTGCCATAGCGTTTCTCAGCGCGTTGTCTAGCTGGTTAAAGTATATCCGAAGTACATTATTAAACTGCTCAAATGACTCCTGATCGTATACCTGTGGGGCATAGGGCAGTGCTGGGGCACGGAACGGAACGTCATATCTGGTATTGTCTCCAGCCATTAGCGTCGTCCATCAGGCCGCATATCCAACCTAGGTGAGCCTAACTGCCATGTTACACCCGATTCGGTAGACTCTATCTTCATCACCATCTGCCGCCCACGAACTCGCGTATTTAGCTGTCCGGTAAACTTTTCTATAGGTAACACAGCAGATCGCGTAATCGTACCATCATTTGACCCACCTACCGAAGCAGGGGAGTTGTATCCAGAGCCAGAGTTTTGCATAGGTAATAGCGTCATAACGGCGCTCGGTGACTCTGTTGTAGATCCGTCAAACGTGATATCAGGAAGTACACGCCAGATAAAGTTGAATTGATGTCCGTCATCTAGATCGAACTCAGCGGTAGTGGCGTATGCGTGTATTGGCGCACTGGTCACTAGCTCATTATTATCGACGCCTTCTTCCTGATTCACGAGATTGTTATTGTAAGTCGCAGCCAACGGAAAGTCTCGTAATCCCGAATCTAACCATGCGGTGCGATCCATTGTGCCGTAGTACCAAATGTTATCCAGATAGTTATACACAACATATCTATCTGCTGTACTAGATTCTGTAGAGCAATAGAACCACCAAATTTCATGGTATGCCTCTACAGTGCCCGAAAACACTTGGCGGTATTGGGCAGTATTAAAGTCGTTAAAGACGAACTTGCGTAGGTTACAAGGCAGTGGTTGGGTGCGACCATCGTACTTATAGAACTTATCCACACCCATCCAGTAGGCCACACCGTTGGCGTACGCTACCGCATTCTGAGAGGCTATGGAGATGTTTTCACCGACAAGCTGCGCTCCCCATACTACTGGGGCACCAACGTACTGAAGGGCATACAGGGCCGAATCTGACCACACTAGGACTTCTTGACGCGCTTGTTTAGCGGCTATGATCTCAGCGCCCCTAGATAGCTGTAGGCTACCTGCTTGGTTCGTTGCCGCAGGAGTCCACTGGGTAGAGTCTTCTTGGTCTGACCAACGGATCAACATTGGGTTTTTAGTGGCACTAGCCAACGCGTTACAACCGAAACAAAACACAAACCGGCTGATATCTGACACCAAAATAACGTCTTGTACGGTCGGTACGTTGGCTGTAGCGGGTGATACGGACGAGAGTAATACCCCCCTAGAGGTAAGCCCTGACGTAGCATCCCAGTAGTATATAGGCCCACCACGCGGCCCAAACAACAGATCTTCGCCAAAATTAGCCTGTGACCAGAGGCGTATTTGCGTGTCAGACGTACCACCAGTGCCCCATGTACCAGCACCCCACGAACCTGCTCCCCAGCCTGTTAGAGGTATTACATAAGCCGCTCCGGTATTGATTTGGTAGGCAGCAGACACTGTACCACCCCCAGTTGCCGTAGAAGTGGCGTTGCTGGAAGCTGTTATGAGGTAGGTATTTGTCGCAGTGGTATCGACGGTTATTTGATATTCGCCGTTTAGGGTAAGTCCACCAACAGCAGAAGCACCCGAAAACGTAACAAAATCACCTGAAATGTAACCCCCATTAGCGTCTACAACACTTACCGTAGGGGAACCATTGGTGGTAGTAAACGGGTCAG